AGGATCAATCTTCTCACGCTCTTCCTGCGCCTTGTACGGCGCGGGTGCAAGAATCTTGATGCCCTTTTCGCCCTTCATGACCTGACGGTCAAAGTTGCGCTGCCACGAGGTATAACCGGCAACATAGGTTGCCTCCGGCTTCTGCATCGCAATGAGCAGCGTGTTGTTGAAGGAATAGTTGTAGAACTTGGACATCGTGCGGAGATATTCCTTGAACCGCTCGGATTCAAACAGCTCCTTGATGCCCTGTTCCAGCTTGTCCGTGATTTCGCGGACTTGCTGTGCATTTTTGCTTTCAGCCATTTCAAACCTCCATTTCGGATTTGTTTCGGGGAGAAGAAACCCCCGTCTGAGATTTGCTCAATAAACGAGCCTTTACCTCAGACGGGGTTTCTCTGCGTGTCAGCCGACGATGAAAGATGTTATCCTCCTTCTCCCATTCAATCAGCCGGTCAAACAGCTCCGGGTGTTTTGTAATCATGTGCAACAGCTCTTCGTCGCTTGCGTTGGGACAGAACCAGCAGCCGTTTCTCCGGCAGTGAGTGTAGATTGGGGAAAGCAGCCCGTGTTCCTGACAGAGCTTGTAGGCGTCAACCTCGGTCATGCCGTACTTGGCAAGCAGACTGACCTTCTTCACGCCGTCCAGACGCGCAAGGCGTTTGGGTTCATCCTCCGCGATGCCGACATAGCTCACGGTGTCCGGAGAAAGCGCGGCATTGTACTTTCGGACGGGCGGGATTTTGCAGTCCCGATTGACCGCGCACATCCCGGCCCACGCAAAACCGCGAACCTCGCCCTTGTGCGGTCCGCGGGTGATGACATGATGGAACACCTCATCGTAGGTCTTGTCCGCATGGAGAATGGTGAACTTGATGCCCAGCTCCTTTTCGCAGAAGGGCTTGAGCCGGTCATAAATGAAGTCCCGGTGTTCCGGGACTTCGCCGCTTGTGTTTTTATCGAACATGACCTCGCTGAAAACCGCCTCGTCCAGCGGCTCATTATGCTGTGCCGCCAACAGGAGTGTCGCTACGCTGTCTTTGCCTCCGCTGCAAGAGGCAACATACTTCGGGCGGCTCATCGGTCGAACTCCATCTTGAAGCTGACGTATTTGCCGCCGCTGTCATCCAGCCGGATCACCGCATCGTAGAGCTGAGGCTTCTTCGGCGTGTAAAGCCCGGTCACTCGGCACCAGCCCTTGTCCAGCAGCTCCTTTGCGATCTTTTTGGTCAGCTTCTTTTTCTTGCTGGAAAAGAACTTGTTGTCTTCCCACAGGCAGAAGGAGCAGTCCTTGTTCGAGCAGTAGAAGTTGCCCTTACCGACGTAGACCGGAGAGCCGCAGCGGGGGCATTTGCCGATTTCCTCCTTGCCCGTGCCGAAACGCTGGGCTTCGGCGTCGGAGAGAAACGGGTAAGCTTTTACGAGATCCCCGGTCATCCGGACAATGCCGCTGAGGAAGGCGTCTGCATCCGCATTGCCGCGCTCAATCTCCATGAGCGTGTTTTCCCATTCCGCAGTCATTGCGGGAGACGTGATCTGTTCCGGCAGAACACAGACGAGGTTGCAGCCGTCCTTCGTGGGAATGAGGGATTTGCCCTTGCGCTCTGCAAAGCCGGACTTCACCAGTTTTTCAATGATTCCGGCGCGGGTCGCGGGTGTTCCAAGACCTTTCTTCTCGGTGTCATCATCAAACTGATCGTTTCCGGCAGTCTCCATCGCAGACAGGAGCGTGTCTTCCGTGTACTGCTTCGGGGGTGTCGTGAAGTGTTCGGTGACGCTGGCAGATACACCATCCAGAGCATCGCCCTCATGGACTTCGGGCAGGGACTTCACGGGATCATCCTTTTCTTTCGTCTTGAGGGATGCCTTGAACAGCTCTTCAATGGCTTTCCAGCCGTTTTGAACGACGGTCTTGCCCTTGGCTTTGAACGCATAGCCCTCGCAGGAGAGCGTGATCTGCGTTTCTGCGTAGGTGTGCTTCTCGCCGGTCGCACACAGAAGGCGCATCCCGACAAGATTGAGGATTTTCTGCTCCGACTGAGGAAGCGCCGAAACATCCTGCTTTTCGAGCTGGACGGTCGGGAGAATAGCGTGGTGATCTGTGACCTTGCTGTTGTCGGTCACGCGGGCAATGTCCGGAGTGATCGAAACGCCGGAGAAAAGCGGAAGCTGACGGCAGACGATGGAAATGACCTGACGGGCAGTGTCCTCCATATCGTCCGTGATGAACTGACTGTCCGTGCGTGGATAGGTCAGGAGCTTCTTTTCGTAAAGCGTCTGAACGAGATCGAGTGTCTGCTGGGCAGTGAAGCCGTAGTATCGGTTTGCCTCGCGCTGCAAGGTGGTCAGATCGTAGAGCTTCGGAGGATTGACGGTTTTCGTCTCCCGCTTGAGAGAAGAAACGACGGCTTGCTTTTTCTCGCAAGCCGCCGCAATCTTTTTTGCTTCCTCTTCGGTTTTGACCTTTTCCAGATCGGCGGTCAGATCGCCCTTGCCGACGTGGACGTTGAAATACTTTTCCTTCTGGAACGTGGAGATTTTCCCGTCGCGCTCCACCAGCATTGCAAGGGTCGGCGTCTGGACGCGCCCGACCACCAGCTTCTTGTGATAGAGCGTGGTGAAAAGGCGGGTGCCGTTGATACCGACAATCCAGTCTGCCTTCGAGCGGCTGAGTGCCGCTTCATAGAGGCGGTCATATTCCTTGCTGTCCCGGAGATGGTTGAAGCCTTCGCGGATTGCGGAGTCCTCCAACGAGCTGATCCACAGACGCTTGAAGGGTTTGGTGCATCCGGCTTTGTTATAGACCAGCCGGAAGATCAGCTCACCCTCGCGTCCTGCATCGGTTGCGCAGACAAGCTCGGTGACGCGCTTGTCCTTCATGAGAGAGGACAGCACATTGAACTGCTGTGCTTTGTCCTTCGTGACCTCAAACATCCAGTTTTCCGGAACAATGGGCAGATCGTCATACCGCCACTTGGCATATCGCTCATCGTAGGAGCTGGCGTCTGCCAGCTCCATCAGATGACCGAAGCACCACGAAACGATGTAATTGCCGCCCTCCATATAGCCGTCCTTTCGGGACGTTGCGCCCAGAACCTTTGCGATGGACTGGGCAACACTGGGCTTTTCAGCAATGACTAGGATCAATCTTCATCACCATCCGTTTCAGCATCCTCCGCAATCTGCGGCTCTTCATCCTCGTTGATGTACGGCTCTTCCTCGTAGCCTTCATCGTCGAAGAAGTCCATGTCTTCATCCTTGGGCTTTCTGCCCTTGACGAACTTGATGTAGTAATAAGCTGCACCCGCAGCACCGGCAAGGGCAAAGATGACGAGGATCATGCCGACGTTGGATTTCTTTTCGGGTTTAGGGGCGGTGACATCGGTTTCCGCATCCTTGTCCGGCTCAGGTGTAACGGGGGCTGTGCCGGTGCATTCGCTCATGTTGGTCTTGCAGACCGGGCAGTCGGTATTGACCTGACCGGCAACGCATTTTTCCTTGCAGTTACAGGTGGTCAGAGCAGCCGCAGTGTCATCATCCAGCAGCGCAAGCAGATCGCTCTCATCGACCATGTTGAGAAAGTACGTCTGATACTGTTCCTCATCTTCGTTGATCGGCGCATCGTAGTCGATGACAATGAAGAAGGTGTTGCCGCTCTTCGTCTGGACTGTGATGAACTGCTTGTTGGTTGCCTTGTCATAGAGCAAGTCGCGGGTGTAGGCGTTGCCCTCATCGTCAATCGGCTCACCCTTCGGCTTTTCCGGCGTGGGAGTGACTGCGGGCTGCTGTTCGGGCTGAGTTGCCTCCGTGACGGGAAGGTTCTGTTCGGTATCATCGGCGTAGGCAAACGCCGTCACCGAGAAGCAGGACAGAACCATGACGCAGACCGCAAGGACGGTCAAAAAACGAAACTTCTTACGCATTGTCGATTACCTCCGTATTTTCAGCGGTCTTGGTGCCGCCCTTCATGGAAGACAGGAACGCCATGATCTGATCCTTGTCCATCACCATAGAGCGCACGGTGTTGATGATTTCAAGGTTTTCCAGCTCTGTCTTCTTGTCGTACAGATCCTTGAGCTGACCTTCGATTTCGGACTTCTTCTTTTCAGCTTTCTCAATGTCGGAGAGGACTTTCTGATACTTGGGATTCATGAAAAAACTCCTTTCTTTTAATAGGCGGGTCTTCCGAAGGCGTAGAAATGCTGCTGCCAATAGGAAGAGTTGATGGATGTGTACTGAATGGGGTCGCCGCAGTGGATCATGACCCCATCACCGACGTAAATGCCGACGTGAGACACGCCGGGGGTGTCATACGTCCCAACGAAAAAGATGAGATCACCGGGCTGTGCATTCGCCTTTGAAACCGGCGTACTGATGTTGTAAAGCCCCTGTGCGCCCAGCCGCCCGGTGTTCACAAGCCCGCTGTTTGTGAGAACATAGCTGACGAAGCCGGAGCAGTCAAAGGACGTGTCGGGATTGGAGCCGCCCCAAACATACGGATAACCGAGATACTTTTCCGCCTCGGTAATCAGCGTTGCAAACTTCTCGTCGTTCAGGTATTCCGGGTTGACATCGTAGTCAGCGGGCGGATTTGTGATGTACTTGTCCACATAGGGAGAGTCACCGAACAGATCCTCG